GGGCGGCTTTTAGAAAACCATTAGCGTTTAGATAACGTTTAATAGACGTTTCAAACGATGTGCCTTTTTGTTTAGCTCTATTTGCCATAGTTCTGCTCTGCATACTTGCGCCAGTAGTTCCGGCCAACTCTCATTTTATCAAACATCACCTTGAGTGAGTGGAAATCTCTCTCACAGTCTTCAAGTGCGGCTCGCAGCCGTTTAAGCTCATCTGCGGCTTCCTGCATTACTGAGAATGGTGGCTGCTGATCATCCCAGTTTTCTAGCCGGGTAACAATGTCGTCAGTCATTGTGTAGCTTGTCGTTGATCTTACGAAGTTCATTTAGGATATCCTGCAGGGTATCATTGAGTCTGTTAAGTGGCTCGGTTGTATACCGGTAGGTATCTTGCTGCCGCTTAAGTCGGGCGTTTGCTTCTTTTGCTGCGGCGTATCCGTAGGGATCTGACATATCATGCTCCGAATCTTGATGTTCTGCTGTCTTTACTACTTAAACCAATTCTACGACTTAGCTCTCGCGAAAGCAACTGGGCCCCGCGTTCACAGGATTCAAATACAGCTTCAACGAGTTTACGATAAGCTCTAGAAACTTGATACTTCTCTTGCTGAGCAACAACCCTATGGTCGGTGTCTCGACGTGCCTTAGCAATGGTTACCCGGTCACCCTTAACATCAGACCCCCACTGCTCAATCAATACTTTTGCTTCTGTGATTCTACATAGGTTGCCATCCCTATCTTCATCAATTTCAGCTTGCACTAACTGGCCCTTTGTGTAAGATACCCAAGACATGAACTCTGTATACAAATCCATTAGGTCACTGTCGTCTAGGTCGTCTAGGTGGTCTGGTAGTTCTGGTGGGTTGTCTGACGGCCTAGTAGGCAGGGAGAACTTACTCTTAAATTTGGAGAGAGCAGGGTCTCCATCATCTTTTGGTATTACTCTCAATTCCAACAAACTTTCTTGTAGGGGCAGTATTTACAACCGTTAGCCTTACTATCAGATGCCCAAACTGGGCGCTCTGGTTCTGTGTTGTCCTCTAAGTGTGCAATAACTTTGCTGCAGTTGTTAAGAATTGGCTGCATTATTTCTTCTTGAAAGGTAACAGTAAATTCCTTTACCTCTTGGGTGGGCTTCCACTCATAGATGAACACTATTTTGTCGTGGCCTGTGCAGTGCATGTAGATGTGGCCCTGACGGACGTGGGACGCAAATGGCTTTTTTATGTTTTTCCAAAGGCCGTCTAGGGTTAGTTCACCACTTGAGTATGCTTTGTACAAGTTTGGGTGATCCCACCGCACGGTGCCAAGGCCAACGCTCTTTATTTCAATAAGGGCTTTGCCTTCCCCATCAACCAATTCTCCATCCGCGTGACCGAGTATGCGAAACCCATCGTCACGTACAGGTACCTCGCGATAAAGGACATTACTAGAATTGCACTGGTGGCAAGAGCTAGGAGAAACCCCGTACCATACTTCAGAGCACGACGCACATTCCCATTTGCCACCAAGGATGCCAGCTTGGTGCATCCACTTCTGCCACTTTGCATGAATCGCATGGCCCTCCTCAAACACATTTAATCTAGTCATATTATATGACTCATCTGAGGCAGGATACTTGTTAATTTTATACCATGCGGCTCTAGCACACCAGTCTTTCTTTGAAAGCTCAGAGGGATGCAAGTGGTCAGTGTCTCTGTGTTGGTTTCTCTCACGGTTGTTTACCACAAGCCGCTCTTGTATTACTGGTAGTATACGACCTTTTGACTTTATTGATTCTTTGTAAGTCTTGGCGTACCAAGGTGTCTCTGTCACAGACGATCCCCGTCTACTCCTACCAACATTTGGAAGTCAGCCTCGTTAAGAATTACGTAGTGTCTGCCCCCAAGGTCAAACTGAAGCACTGGAAGACGGTCTTCAAGGACACCGCGCTGAGTAAGATCAGCCAACTCACTAGCCTTAATTGAGTAGGACTTTAGATTGTTTGTGAGCTTGTTCTCAATAAGAAGCTCGTGAGTGCGCACGTCGTTCTTTCTAAGCCAACCAGACCCAGATCCTGCGTTCCTACTGCCTTTGTACATCTTGGCAGAACGCTTCTCCTGCTTCTTGGAAGCTCTCATAATCTCACGTTGCTGATCTGCTCTGTCTTCTCTACCGAATATCATAGGAAATACTCCTTTGCTTTCTCTTTGAGTTCAGATTGTAGCCCCAAGTCCTCGCGAACTCCAAGCAATAGGGCATCTTTTCCTTGCCACTTTTGGTCTTTGTAGTTGTAGTACGCTCCAGCTCTTGTGATTATGTCTGTTGCAATACAGATGTTAACAATGTCTTTGATCACATCAAAGTCACCTAGTTTGAATGATTGGCAGTCAGCAAAGTAGAAGTCAACAACAGCAACCTGTTGCGGTCTGTACGTCTTGTTCTTTAGAGTTCTGGCTTTAATGGTCTGACCTACTGGCTCATCTTTAAACTTCAACCACTCATCTCGTTTTACTTCTAGTCTTACAAAGTAATGAAAGTTCTTGGCTTTACCACCTGGTGTGGTGCGTGGGTCTCCATACATCACGCCAATCTTCTCGCGCCATTGGTTGATGATCAAACCAGTGCACCCGCGATCCTCGTTAATCAACGACCGCTTTTGCGCCTTGCTGCTCTTACGGAAAAACTTTCCAGTCAGTCTAGCTCCTAGACCCATGGAGAACTCATCCATCATCTTCTCAGCTTCATCACCGGGGACTAGTGCCGGAAGTGAATCTAGAACAATGCAGTCAACTGCCCTATTCTCCATTGCGCGAATAATAAGATCGTAGACTTGCTCCATTACGTTAGTCTCAACTACCCACAGGCGGTCTAGATCAACGCCGATAGCTTTTGCATAGTCTGGAACAAATTCTTCGGCGGCAATCCACATAGCCACCCACTCCGGGTCAGCAGCTTGGTTAGCAGCAATGGTCTTGTAAGCCAAAGCTGTCTTCCCTGATGACTCATCACCAATGATCTCAGACCATTGGTTCATAGGCCACCCGCCGCCAAGCATAAGATCAAAAGCTAGTACTCCTGTTGTAATACGGGGCACTTCTTCTTTTACCTGGTTTCCTTGTACAATAACTTGATCTCCATATTTCTTGTTAATAGAAGAAATAATGGATTCAAGGCTCTCACGGCCAGTTTCACTTTTCATTGTTTTCCTTGTTGTTATACTCCCCAAGAAGCTTGGGAGGCTTGGTCGTACATACCATTCCAACCGCATTCAAAGCATCGCGGTGCTGGGCTGTTACCGTTGATTGTTGTGTTTCCACCTTTAGCTGTACGCACAAATACGTTACCACTACCACACTCTGGGCAGGTTAGATTCCCCTGCTTCTTAGCAGCTTCTCCTCGACCTTCCCATAGATGCGGTTGTCTTAGGGCTTCACCCATGGTAATGGGTTCGTTTGATACAGGTTGTTGAGGTAGTGGAGTGTCTCTGTATGGCTGAGGATTAGAGTGAGTCAGCCCAGACGGTAGGCGTATAGGGATTGTAGTCGGTGGCATAGATGAAGTTGTGGGTCTAGAAGAAGTGGTTGGATTACCACTAAGTTTCTTAGACCACCAATCACTGCTCATCCTCGTCATCCTCCTCTAAGTCGTAATCGTCATCTGATAGTGCTGATGATAACATGAATCCTAGCAGTGACACAATATTAGTTTCAACTAATGATGGGTCATACTTCTCAGGTTCGACAATGTTCAGCATCTCTTGGTCAATTAGGTGAGCTATGGCTGCTATACCAAAGGCTGTAATAATGTTCTCTGTAGAGACAATGGTGTCCTCGTCTAGATCGCTAGTATCACGCAGGATGTTTACCATCCAGTTTGCGCATTCTTTTACGCTGTCTAGGATACCTGCGTGAGATAAAGTAAACCATTTTTGCATTATGTCCATGATTTCGTGTTCTTGAACTTCTGCAGAGGGAACAGAGAACCCTGCAGCATGCGCTAACTTCTGCCCTTCAAGTATAGAAAGGGTGAGGTAAAAGTTACGCTCTTCGACTGGACTTGACGCCATCATCACCCTTTCGCCTCCGACCAATTATACGCTGAGTGGCATGAAACTTTTAACGGAATACCATTAATAATGTTACCATCTCCCATAGCTAATACAAACTTTTGCTGTAACTCGTCAACTATCTGCTCTGGGACCATGGCTACTAGTTCGTCATGCACCTGGACTAAGATCTTTGATCCTGTCCCAGTTAGTACATTGTTTACATCAATCATGGCTTTCTTACATATGTCAGCAGCAGAACCCTGTACCACCGCGTTGACTGCCTGTCTCTCTGCTCTGGACTTTAACATGCTGTCATCCGAGCGCAGATCTGGCAGTCTACGCCGTCTTCCTGAGATGGTCTCAACGTACCCATTCTTGATACCTGCTTCAATAACACTCTTTTTCCATTTAGTGATGCCAGAGAACTGCTTGTAGTACTGATCGATGACGGAGCGTGCGTGTTCTACGTCAACTCCTGTGGTTCTTGCCAACTTTTGAGGGCCACCACCATAAGCCGTGAGAAAGTTAACACCTTTACCAAGCTGGCGTTCTTCTGGGGTAACCTCAGACACATCCTTACCTAGGATAAGAGCGGCAGCACCCGCGTGGATGTCCTCGTTGTTCAAGAAAAACTCGCTCATCTTTTTGTCTCCGGAGAACATGCACATAACACGAAGCTCGATCTGGTCGTAGTCAGCGACTAGCAATACATGGCCGGGGTTAGCTACGAATAAACCACGGACGCTACTGTCTCTTGGGATGTTTTGCAGATTGGGGTTGCTGGAGGAAAGTCTTCCAGTAGCTGTTCTATGCAGGTGGAACGACGGGTGCAGAGAACCTTTGTGTAGTTTGGTAAGTAACCCATCAACATAGGTTGACTTGATCTTTTTAGTTTCTGCCCAGTCTATAAGCAGCGGTACTACAGGGTGTTTGCTTTCAAGATTGCGAAGAGCTTCTTCATCAACCGATGCCGAACCCTTGTCGGTGTACTTGGTGGGCTTTAGCCCAAGACCACCCTCGCTTTTCTTGCTAAACAACAGTTGTTGTTTGTGCTTAGGGCTGTCTGGGTTAAACCCAGGAGGTGCGTAATCCATCATCCCAAGCAAGAGTTCATTTAGATGAGTGTCTAACTCTTTGCCAAGCCTAGTCATGGAGCGATGGTCTACGGGTATCCCGTTGTCTTCCATGTCCATCAACACACGGATAACCTCCATGTCTTGCCGAAGGCAGGAAAGCAACTGCTCTTTATTTTGGATCTTTTGCCACAGGACTTTGTATAGATGCCATGTCCACTTTACGTCTAGGTGCACGTACCTAACTGCTTTGGAGAATGGCACCTGAGTGATTATTGCACCAATCTTGCCGTCCATGTGATAGGGGTTAAAGCCCCCAAAATTGTGGGCAATCAGTTTGTCAAGGCTGTACTCAGAAAGATTCTCATTGAGAATGTGCTGGATAATCATCGTGTCGATGAACGGCCCATCGGGTAAGCGGTCGTTGTAATACTTGCGGATCGATCTGGCGTCAAACTTGACGTTGTGGCCAACCTTGACAACATCACTAAAGAAGATTGGTTCCAAAACTTTGAACACGTCAGTACGTGAAAGTTGCTCAGGAGCTGCTGAGTACTCAGCCGGTATGTAGTACCTAGCCTTTGCCATGGACTCTTTGCCATTTGCTAAGACTTTGCGGTAACCAAGAGGTGGTGTGGTTGTACCGTCACCCCGTTCTTCTGGTACGAGTATCTCACCATTTGGGTGGCCCATGGGTACGGCCCAGGACTTACCCTCTGTTGCTAAGCCAATCCAAAAGACTTCGTTTCTCATTGGATCTAGGGCCAAAGTGTTTTGCCACCTAGTGATGATGGCCTCTTTAGATCTAGCCAACACATCCTCAGATGTTGTTTTCAGAGTGCTTTCGTGCTGCTTCCACTCTTGTTCAATCCACGCAAGAACATCACTGTGACGTTCTACGTTGCCGCGTGTTTCTACGTCAAAAGCAAAAGCGCCAACACTCTGGATGTGTTGGACAATTTTGTGAAGCTCTTCAATTGAAGATACTACGTGGGGGGCCATGAGGCCCCCCACGTGGTTGTTGAGTTGTGACATATCAGTCAGACAAATCTTCCAATGCAATCTGGATGAGGTCCTTGCGGGACGGGATCTGAATGATATCGGCGGTGTACACAGACTTGTTCATGACCTTGAAGTCTGCTTCAGTCAGGGTATCGATGTTCCACTCTTCTAGGTCTCGCTCCTTGACCAGCTGGTGGTTGGTTGCGGAGGTAGCACCCTTACCCGAACGGCTTACGGCCCAGAAGTGCTTAGACAAAGGTCCTTGCCGTGGGTCAACGTGGAAGTTCTTGAGTTGGTCAATGACTCTAGGACCAACCTCGTAGGACTTCAGGACTGGCTCTGAATCAGGAGACAGCAAGACAACGTTGAACGCAAACCGTGTTGACGGACGGCTACCGGCATCGCACAGTGGGCAACCCTTGGGGTCGAGGTCGGCAATGCAGGTGAATGACTTCTGTCCTGAGCGCTCAACCCAGTGCTGTCTGTAGGTAGCGTAAGGCTCATCTTCAAGGAACTTGATGATGATTGGTTCTTCGCTAACACGAAGGCGTTGGGCGTACGGTGAGTCTGCGGACTTTGCCTGCTCTACTGCTCCCCATCCACGGCGGATGGCACTCGCGGCACTAACAG